TCCCATGCCTTTACTGCTGTGAAGTTGTTAAACGAGAACTCCATACGGTCTACAAGTTTAACAGCATCTCCACTAACCCTATCAATAGCAACATAACCTTCGGGATTTGTCACTTTATATCCATTACCAGTACGAATAAACGTATCTGTCAATCCCTTCACACTATTTAGTTTATTTACAATCTGTGACTTTGCATCAACTAATAGGTTCTGAAAGGTAATAACTTGTACTAAATTAACAGCATGTCTCTTTATTTCTCTCACATATTCCTTTTGCATATCTGTATATTTCTTCTTAGCTTTATCACTTTTTACCTTGTCAATCTGCTTCTGAATAGAATCAAATACCCACTTCTCATATCCTTTTGCATGTGCGGCAGGATTAGTAATCTTTTCTCCAGCACGAACCTTACTATTGTTATATGTCTTGAGAGATGCAACAGCAAGAGCGCCTGTCATGCTGTCCTGTAGTTTGAGGAATGCTCTTAGTTTGGGTCCGTTAATCTTATTGAAAGTTTTACCAGTTTGTGATAGTATTGCAGTGACTGATTCAGTTTCTTTCTCTGTGAATGTAGCTTTACCAGATACATCCTTATACGTTGCATCATCCATCCATACAGAACTTGTCTTCTTTAAACCTGATATATCTGCACCAAAAGATGCTTTCATATCAGGAAGAGATTTTCCTGTATATGTGGTGTGCCATATAATTCCTATTTTTGCCTTTTTAATCATCTTACCAAAATCAGAATTAACAGGAGTTGCATATACAATCGTATTCGGTTGCCATGTTAGATAAGAACCTCCATCAATAGTTTCAGTTTCTAACATATCTTCGATAAACATTAAATCACCTTGCAACACTCCCTTAATACCTAACTTTGAAAACTCTCTAAAAGCAATTGAAAATTTATTATAGATAGAATTTGGACCTGTTCCTAAATCATCATTATCCAGTTCAGCTTGTGATTTATATAATTTACCACCTGTCTTATTAAAGACAGATTTTTTTCCAATAAAAAACTTACCATCTTCTGGGTCTATCCCTGCGAATATAGCAGGGGCACCATCCCACTTCACTGTCATGTTGACAGAACTGCGACTTGAACCAGCAAGCATATCTCTCAAGGAACGTAGGAAATTGATAGCAGCACGGCCACCATCAACACCAAAATTAAGGATTTCATCCTCTAGGTGTTCAAGGTGAAGGTTTTTTCCTGCCTTGTTCTCTGTGAGCATTTCTTTAAAACTAATCATTGTCTTCACCAAACAACTTTTCTAAACCCTCTACAGTGTCTAAAGTATGACCTGATTTTGCTAGTTTTCCGGCAAATCTACCACTTGCATACACGGGTCTAGTTCTAGCTTGTAAAATACCAGTTGGGTATTTAAGATTTATATTAAAATTATTTTTGATGCGTTTAACAGCATCACTGTCTTTGTTTTTTTGCACTGCGCTTATCCAAGATTTTTTATCTCTTGCACCCAGAGTTACACCAGCCTTATTATCAAGTATTTTATCTTGAACTATAAGAAGTTTATCAACAAATTCTTGACCGCCAGCTTTTCTCATCGCACTCGTATAACTTTTACTTGTGCTATATCCACCACCATCTCCATCTGGTTTTATACGAATTTCAATGTTTATTTCACCAGTGAAGGCTGGAGTTCCCAAGTCTAATGGGTCTGTATTTAAATGATATAAACCAGAGCCACCAATTTGGATGTAGTTAACTCCTTTACTATTATAAAAGTCTGCAATAACTTTAGCTTTTAGTGGGACATTCAAAGCGAGTTTGGCCTGTAATCCATCACTTTTCAAAACCATAGAGGCAATATGAGGAACCGCTTGACCTGTGAGTCCAGTTGTTCTATGGTCATTATAATTTTGATAGATGGATATTTCTTGACGGTCAAATGTCACACCAATATTAGTCCTTGGTTTGATTGGTGATAAGTTTGCTAGTTTTTCTAAATAGTTTGTGACATTCGTTCTATATTTTTCATCATCTGCGGCTGCTAGTATGAAAGCAAGGTCATCCGGCTCTGTTTTTTCTGTAAATCCTTTTGAAGCACTTGATGAGCCATTGATTGAAATAAAAATTTTACCGCTTCCCAGTTGGGCTTTGTTATTCTGTTTCACCTCAATATTGAATGTTCCCCCTTTAACAACTGCTTCAATATCACCAGCACCATATGCACTATGACCCGCTGACCCAGCATCAGGGGCCAAATTAAAAAAATTAGTGTCTGACATTTGTGATTGATACATGAGCATGGTGCGGAGAACTTTGTCCTCATATTCAAGTCCACCTTTACCACCTTGCTCAAACAAAGCTTGAACCCTATCTACATGATTAACATAGGATTCGTCTCTCGGTTTTACTTGATGAAGATATTTTGTAAGTGACAACCGCTTTCTCCATGTGATACAAATAACTCTATTTATTTATAAAACATAGGAATGCGGTTGTCAAGAGAAATTATTTTCTCTGCGAATATTCTAATTCTTCTAATCTTCCCTGCATTACTTCACCAAATTTTGGTTGATAATCTTTGGGTTTATCTGTCATATGTGATGCCCGTTTTGTTCCACCCATAGGAATAATACTCTTAGCTTTTCTTGAGAACTCTTTGTGCATATAGACAGAGGTGGTTTGACTATCCACATGTGTAGGTTTGAAACCATGAAAATGAATAGGGATCAAATCTTTTGTGTCTAGCAATTCTTTTGTATTACTATGCCAATCTGAGTTATCAAATATGACTATACCACCCGGTTTTAGATTTGATACTGCCGGTTCTACACATTCATATCTTGCAATCCCATCTATAACAATAACATCAAACTGCTTATCAAAAATATTAATAGTGATGGGATAATTATCTATATTATTTTCAAGCGTGATATATCCAAGTTCTTTACTATTAATCTTTTCATACCAGTTTTTATTATGCTCTACACCGTAAATATTAGCACCATGATTCTTCCACCATATAGTAGAAAATCCAGTGCCATACTCAAACACATCTGCACCTTCCCAGTTCATAGAGTTTAAATACTCGTAACAGGGATAGGTATACATAGGCATAGTTTCCCCAGAACCATTGACAGGTATTTGGGTTCTTACACTCTCCAGAAAACCAAAATTATGTCTTAGTTTGTCAAACAGATATGCAAGATGAAGTTCTTCCATACTTAGTTCAACACCTTTCATCCTCATGGCAGTTCCAACCGTTTCAAATTCAGTCATCATCAATTACCTCTATTGTTGGTAAAAAAGATTCTATACGCTTTTGCCTTTTTGTGGCATATGCATTCGCTCTTTCAATATTTAATAAATCTTCTCTTACTTCATCATCTTGAATTAACTCTATATTCTTTTTCCTTGGATGTTTCATATTACAAAATAAATATACAAGATTTTCTGCTTTATCTCCTATCAAAGAACGAACAACCTCTCTGTCCTCTGTCATTTTAGGTTTAAAATAAGTTGTTCCATATACAGAATGAAACAGTCCAGCATCTTGAAGATACTGTGGAGCATCATTATGTTTTAATATAGTAGAAACAATATTTAAATGGGAAAACAAAGTAGAACTTCTACCCTTTCCATGCGATACTTCATGGCAACCGAGTGATTCTAGATAGTCTTCTTTTTTATTTTGTTCATTACCAATTAAATAAGTTTTAAATACTATGACTGGTCTTAATTGTTGGCACTCTCTAGAAACTGGTTGCGCTCGATGAGGATTTCCAGCAGGAAATACTATTAAACGATTGCCTTTATAATCAGCAAGTTTTGCCGCACCACCTTCATCTTCCCAAACCGCAGTTCCACCACCCCATTCTTTTTTCCAATCCAATCTCGGATAATAAATCATGGTAAAATCACCATCATCTTTATGCCTTAGAGGTTCCATACCATATACACCGCCATTAAAGTAAATTCTGCGATATGTATATATACCATATTTTTCTCGCAACTTACCATAATACATCAAATTTTCCCACATAGGTAAAATCCAACCAAAACCATTTTTTTCTATTTTTTTATCTGTATTGCCAGGATTTCTATATAAATTAAACTGCTCTCTATCATTAATAGAACCATGATAATATTCCCATAACATATTAACTGATGACATTTCGTTATGAATAAATTTAGCATCCTTGATATTTAAAATATCATCATAAATATCAATCATACTACTGCCCCATAATAGATGTTTTAAATACAACCACACTACGCAACTCATAACACTCTCTACAAACTGCTTGTGCTTGATGTGGATTTTTAGCAGGAAATACTATTAATCTATTTC